TCTAATGTTGATTGTTTTATTTCGATAGGTTGTTTTTTTTCACCGACTTTAGGCTCATAATCAAATACATAATAAGTGACACGTCCATTTAACGGCGTATAAGTAGCTCCCTTAACACAACGAAACACAACTCCATTATATCCTGTTTCATCTGAAGCTATAAACTTATCTCCATTCCATCTAATATTCGCCGCATCTTGCGAATTAAGATATACCTCCGTACCTTCCATATGACCAACAGCGTCAGACACATTTTCTTTGGTATAAAGATATAACCTTTCATTATTCCTATCAATAGCCTGCGCAATGACTCCCCACTTTTGTTCGGAGTCATTTGCTATATCAAATATCTTTTCCATAACTTATTCGTTTTTAATTAATGTTTCATTGGTTATTAAAGTCTCGTTGTCTAACATTGTCAAGTAGCTGGAGATAACTATGTTGATCTTCTGTGGAGACTTGGTGACCTTTCCGGTTACTTCATAGACACCGTTGTCTCCAGATATGGATATGTCGCTAATGGCGTTAGATGACACACCGACCAGTTTATCAGAAGCATTTGACAAGGTTATGGTGATAGTGACCGTACTACCCTCAATAACGTATTTCCCCGGATTAACCGAGTAGGATATCGACGAATAAGGGATGTTACTCTTCACTATCGGTCTAAACTCCACCATGCCCGGATACAGAGTGCCTAGTTTGTGCTTCTTTAGCTGGCGCTCTATCAAGAACTCGGACATACTATAGGGGAAGAGCATTAAGAAATATAATGCAATTTTAGTACTATGTGCTACATCAATTCCTATAGTATCAGTAGCAGAGCCCCTTACTAAAGGGATGACTCCATTATAAGAATACGTAGTTGCATAAGATATTAGAGAAGGAACAACACTTTCATCATACTTGTTATTTTGCCCGAAAGAATAAGTAGATAGTTTGCCATATTCAAAAAGAAAAGCATTTTGGTTTCCGTCAGGATACAAACTATCACCTTTAATAATGAAAGGTTTATCTGATGTATTTTCCTCTAACCAAGTTCTCTTTGCAATTACTGTGAAATCGGTGAATGTAGGAACATCTTTATTAATACCGAAGTCATCTACTCCGTCAAAGCATAGAGCACCTGCGAAGTCGGGGATTTGCTCAATAACTAACCCTGTCCAATCTAAGCTAGTGTCATTAACTTTAAACCCGTGACCATTACTACTCGCTCCTGAAGGCGGTAATGTATGTATTCCGTCCTTATCTAATCGAAAGTTTTTTAATGAACCATTGTCGTAATACCCATAGTCTACATAACCATTAGAATTAATACCAGATACTTTTATCTTAAAACTAGGTAATTCAGTTACATACCACATTAACCAAGTTCTTTTTAAACTACCATTAACGGTAAAACTATAACTATTATAGCTTATTTTAGATTCGGCATCTTTTGACCAAATACCAAAATTAGTAACATATTTACCAATCCCACTTCCCGGATTCCAACCAATATTGAACAACTGCAAGTCTCGCCTATTACCACTATAATCAATCAGTTTATCACCAAACTGTGCATGATTATCGTTAGTAAGACCTTGCTTCTTCACATTGTAGTAAATATCAGGTTTAACATACTTGTCCAAGTTGTAGTAGGCTATTACTTGATTAATCTCGTCAGTAGTTAATACTCGTTTGGCAATGAAAGTCCAGTACCAAGCAACTTGACTTGCTTCGGTTAATTTACTAATTCTTCCTACAACACTGAATTTAGCATCAAATATTGTTTGTAAACTATTAGTTGACTTAACATAATAATCTGCTTTATCTCCTAATATGTTTTTTATATCAGATTTAGTATTATTAATTAATGACGCACTATAACCGTATATCCCAGTTTTACCGTAATTATAAACATCGCTTCTAACGTGTTCTCCGGAATTACTATTTTCTATATAATTAGTAGTTGCTATGGTATATGTAGAATTTAAATCTATCTGATGAATCATACTAACAACAGTAACCTCATCAGTAATACCCATTTCTTCAACAGTATTCTGACTGACAATCATGTCGTTGACTCCGTCAGTAACAAAAGCACCTTCGTATTCAGGTAAAATTTCAATAGTAATATCACAATCGAATTCTGTAACTTCCTCTGATATAGGACTAATATACATTCCTATCCAAACATTAGTAGTTAAATCTAATAATGCGTCTGTTGGAACAAACGATTTAGCTAATTTATGAGTACCATTACTTAAATGTAATGATGTTTCCTTTGTTGCATCTTTCGTAGCTAAATATTTGTAAACAAGTTTACTATTTCCTTCAAGACCTTTAACAGTAACTCTAAAAGCAGGTATTTCTTTTATATTAGTTAGTACTCCATTTTCTTTCACATAACTATATAACAAACCTCTATTTGCAAGTCTGACATGAGTTATATGAATCGTAGTACTAGTAGTATCAGAAGTATAATTTGCTGTACCTGAAAAATGTTCCCAAGTCTTATTAGCACCGAACACTACTGGATAACCATTACAACCTGACATACCCTCATACGCAGCATTAAGTATCTCAAAATCCCCTCCCCTGCCAGGAAGCTTGTTCTTGATGATATTGCGGTCGGGATCAGTGTTGCTCTTGCCGTCAGATATCCATACACCTGCCAAGGCAGACAATATATCGGGAGAGATGTAGGGACGGTCAGTAGCGGAAGAAGCTCCCGGAACTCCCAACTTAATCGCATTGAAGCGGATAGGATCAAGCCCTATCGCATCAAGCCTAATCGGATTTAATCCTATCGCTCCCATTACTCTTCTGATTCAAAATATTGAGCCTTGACCGGCTGCGTCTCACATTCAATCTTGATGTATTGTCCGGGGATGATCCCGACAATCGGACGGGCGAACTTCTTATCGTAATTTCTGCTCTCTACAACAGAGAAATTTTCTCCGTCATAGCTTATATACACCCAAAGCTTACCTCCTTTTTCAAATGTGATCTGCAATCCTATTTCTGCCGAATTTACTTGTACAGTATCACTTATATAATTACGTTCGCCTTTAGCGAATGTTATATCTGTTAATGCCATGATTGTTCCTCCTATTATTATGATTCAAATTTGATATCGTTAATTCTATTCAACCACCCTCGTTTGAACTTGTTGTTTGCAGGACGTTTCCGGCAGATGTCCTCTATAAAATCAAAACGAGCAATCTTGATCCGATCAAATAACTCGCGTGGATTCTTAGAATTAACTGCCGAAATGGTTTTTGGTCCGACAATACCGTCAGGAATTACACCGACCAATTCCTGCGGGATCTTGATACCATGAATACCAGAGGCCCACACCCAATCAACGAGAATATTAGCAACTGATTGAGATTTTATCTCGTCAGCCTTCCAACGGTCCCAATACATTGTTTTCATGATCTCTGTCCATTCCTCCTTAGAGAGATTCTTCAACCTTTCTATTGTTGGTTTTGGATAGCCTTTTTTCTTGCAATAAGCCTCATAGGTGGAGATTGTTACTCCCATATTGGTAGCTCCTCCTAAATCATCAGGATCATTTACGAAACCACCTTCCCATTTTAAGATGAACGGTGCCAATTCTTTTACATCTGCCATATTTCTTTCCTCCTATAATATCAATGTTAATACTCCCAACGCCAGACCCACGCAATCACAGATGATGTCTTTAATTGAGAACTCTGTTTTCTTGCAGTATTTGTCGTATACTTCCTTCAGGATGAAGATCACGACGGTTATAATGACTGCTTCCCATAGTGGCATAATTCCAAAAAACTTTGATAGCCACATTACCAAGTTCTAGCAGACTATAATGTGAGCCATTCCGTCTATTCCGATCTTGGATAGAGATTTACTGATTAATGTCTCGATTCTATTTACCCAATTCATCCACTTCCTCCTTTTCTATAATTTCCTTCACATCCTCCTTATCAACCTTAAACACCTTCTTACCAAACACACCCAAAGCCCCGATAAGATTGATGTTAATCCCCTTTGGCTTCAGTATATTCCCAACGATTGAGCATCCCTCTATGAAGCATACCAATAAGCAGGAGTACACATCAATAGGATATTCATTATGACTCGCTACGCTAATCATACAGACCATGCATACGAAAGCAAAGTAAGTGACCATTTTTCCCATGGTCGCACGAATTGCGCGAGAGAATCTTACTTTATCACCCATTAGCATGCTTTTCCTTACTCCAAACAGGAGATCACAGAGAATTACCGCACACGTAACAATCAGCCATGGAATCATATTTTGCAATGATTCGGCAACAAACGCTCCGGCTATTGCGGCGAAACTGCCAGTAGTGGTATGGATTATCGCTTCTTTCATATTAGACAAGTCAGATAAACAGTTAACAACGAAACTATCTCAATCCAGAACATAGGTTTCCTTTTGACAAGAGTCACAATGAAGTTACCCGTCCAGTTCTCACTTATCGCAATAGCCAGATATGCAATGAATCCCACCCATAAGAAGAGCCAATACCAGGCATTACAACCTACCCATATTTGGGAGAATATTAAAGACATAGCAGCACCGATACAGTGGGCGGTTTTCTGGCTTCCTTTGAAATTGGGAGACACACCCAATACAATCATCCCGACAACCGAAAGGAATACAAGAAACTGGCTGTTCTCGGAACTGGCTTCCAATGCGGCTGGAAGAAGCAATGCGCCGGAACCGACCATGCAAAGAGTAAACCAAAACTTATGCGTCAGGGCGTAGTAGGTATCACTAATTGAATAAGGGATTTCTTTACCCTTCTTTATCATCGCGAAGACATACCCAGCGATGAGGATGAATGACATTAATACTAGTAGAATCATAGGTTTATCTGTTTTTTTAAGTTATTGATTTACTTTTGAAAGTGCTTCGTTGACAGCCATTCGATCAATTACACGAGTAAATAGCTGTGTATACTTTTTTAGAGATTCCGCTTGTTCAGGCGATATATCAACTTCTCCTTCTCGGTGTATATCTTGTGCAAGATTAAATTCTCCAAGATCACCTGTATTTTGAAAAATCGCATTTCCAAATGATTTAGATACATCGATGGTACTCTTATTCCCTTCGAGATCCACTAGTTCAATTTTTCTAAAATCTATTTTCATTGTTACAATTATCTATCAATAAACAGGTTATTAACGTAATATGGTGGGGAAGTCTTAGCAATATCAGCTGTCACAAATATTGCGGACTTCCAAGGTTGAATAGTATAAGTTAGAGAATTAGGCTGATTATATACCACTCTTTTAGGATAATCAGAACTATTAACGACCGTTATTTTTTTGAACGTTGCAGAATCGCAAATACGCAAAACATAATTTCCATTTCCTTCCATAACAATGCAATCTATAGGTTGTCCCGATTGAGGATATCTATCTACATTATTATCTGAGCCATAACCATAGATGTGAACATAAAAATTCCAATCATTATTAGCAAAAACTTTAATTGTAGTCATTGCCCTATGCCCGAATTCCCCTCTGCACCACAAATCAGATGTGTAAAATCTCCATGAGCGACCTTCCACAGAATTATACCCTTGTTGATATAAATCCCCAGAAATCCAAGTCTTTGAAAAATCAATATTAAACGAAGAGGAAACATTATCTCCAGAGCCTTCTGTATTAAAAGAAATCTTGCCTTGTATCTTGCCTGCATTATCAATAGCTTGTAATTCTTTGAAAGTACCCGTTGCCCCTTTTAATTTTGTCACTTCAAGAGTATCAACGTTAATAAACTCCGTCTTTATCTTCCCAGCTTCTATGAATGTCTTTCCGCCTACGGTCATTCCACCGGTTTCAGGAAGAGATATTTTACCGTCAGATGTCAGCTCAACACCTGTAACATTATGCTTGATTGCCCCCTCCGTCATTATCCAGCCCTCTGTCTTCTCCAAATTACCCACAAATATCCCCGAAGTACCGAGCACATCAATAGTTGCATTCTGGGCGAGAAGGACGTTGGTTGCCACGTTCACAAATTCACTAAATTCTTCCCACTTCGTTGAATCGAAAGAAGAAGTAGATGTATGAGTAATCTTACAGAGTTTGTTCTGGCCGTTATAGATTACAGTATCTATAAATGCATCATTATGATAATACTCAGTATTTGGTGCCCATACTCCACGCGGGCGGAGCATTGCACCGGGTAATCCTGTTTGTCCTTGGCTTCCAGTAATACAAGCCGGATCGCTTTCCCATGTAGAATTGTCCGTATAAGTGACCTTGGTCTTAGACCATAAGTATTTGCCGTTTTGCCACGTGGGAGAAGTGCTAGACCAAGAACCACCAACTAAGGAACTGGAAGAAGTAGAAAGGTAGTATAAGACATCAACAGAACTTATCCCTACGCCATCGTTCCCGCTAGGTCCCTTTCCGCCTGTCACACATACGGGTTTAGTTTCCGTATAAGAATTGTCTGTATAAGTTATAATAGAGCGCGTCCAAATATATTTACCGTCCTTCCATGCCGGAACAGTAGTAGACCATGAACCACCCGTAGTGGTGCTATATGATGTAGACAAATAGTATTGCTCGGAAACACTTTTAACGCCAATTCCCGTAGCCCCCTTACCACCCGTAACACATATCGGATCGGTTGTCGTTGATGCACTATCTGTATATGTTATTACTGACCTAGTCCAGATATATTTCCCATTTTCCCATGTCGGAGGTGTTGTACTCCAAGAGCCACCAACCAAGGAATTAGAAGAAGTAGATAGATAATACTCTTCGACAATGCTTGAGACTCCCCTACCATTATCTCCAGTACTGCCTTTACCTCCGGTGATACAAGCCGGATTGGTTTCAATAGACGAACCGTCTGTATAGACCACTTTGGTTTTACTCCAAATGTATTTCCCATCTACCCAAGTTGGTGAGTTCGTAGACCATGAACCACCGGAAAGGGAGGTTGAAGAACTGGAAAGATAATAAAGAACATCAACGCTCTGTACACCTTTACCGTCCTTTCCTGCTTCGCCCTTGATTTTAGACCAAGTATAATCGGCAAACACATTGCTATCTGCCTGTACAAAATCTACATATACACCCATGTATACACCGGGAGTCTCACCATTATTAGCGGTGAAGGTTTTCCCGTCATCAGAGTATTTGATGTGAAGGTAGCTGGTCTTCCCATTTTCTCCATTTGTACCAGGTATGCCATCACCTCCTTCAAATTTAGCCCATGTATACTTAGAAGGATCGCTGCTACTTGCTTGAACAAAGTCAACATAAGTACCAATATATTTATTGGGAGTATCAGTCATTTGAGAAGCCGTAGGATTCTGGACGGGAGAATACTTGATATGAAAATATGAAGTTTTTCCGTCAGCACCATCTTTCCCGGGTATTCCGTCCTTTCCGGGCGCTCCTTGTGAGCCTGTATCCCCTTTAGATATAGATTTCAACCAGTCCGTAGAAGAATCTGACGGCTCCTGCGTAGTAGTAGACTCAATACATATCCATGTACTGCCGTTATGAGTCACTTCATCGTAGTACCAATACGTACCAGACTTCCATTTACCCTTGAATACCGGAACGGGAGCCTCAGTCACACCGTCACTGGATATCTGCCTGATAGTTCCGGTCATATAGACTCTATTGAGATATGCGCTATGACCGGACATATCAATGCCAAACAGCTTCAGGTTAGATAAATCGCCTAACTGCATGGCTATCATTTCCTTCGTTATTTCCCAGTTATTAACACCCTTAAGGAAGCGGATGTAATTCTGTGTAGAGTAACATGACTTTTGGCGCTCAGCGTTAGTGAAATTACCGTATGCGACAAAATGCATCGCCTTACAAGGATTAAAAGTATATCCACTACGGAGGACGTATTTAAAAGAAGCGTTGTCTATCTTTTCTGTAATCCGAAAATACGCAGTCTGGAAACCGGTATCGTTATTGAATACTCCCTTACAGATATCATCAATCTCTACTTGTGACACCTCCCCGGGTTCCAGCTTTAAATGAACGGTCTTGTTCGCTACATCTACTGATTCAATGATACCACCGCCGGGAGCATTCCATTCTTCACCGGATACAATAGACACTCGGTTATACCGCAACTCCGGTACTTCCAAGAAATCACGCAGCCGCAAAGACTTTGCGTCAATATGGCCTTCGGGAGTAATCAGCCAGCCTAGGAGGTTTTCGGCATAATCTAGAGAAGATATATTTCCTGCAATTGCTGCATTATTGGCTGTAAGTTTGTCAAATACCTCTAGGATATTGGCAGACACCTCTGTTGCAGTAACATCATCTGTTATAATACCTTCCTTCACTATAATGCCTTTCAAAAATGATATTAATCCTAAAGCTCTGTCATTCTTTGTTTTACTAATAGAATAACTAATTATTTCCTGAAGAACTCTCTTTGCGGAGAATACATTTTTATCAGAAGGAAGAGTATTGTCATTTTCTCCAATCACATACACGCTTGTTCCACCTCCTCCGGATGCAGAGCCTGAATAGGTTTGCCCTTTATATGTGAGTGACTCCAGTTTACTCTCTATCTCACCTATACGCGAATATGGAGCTGTTTCACCGACTGTATAGATCGGGTGGTCGTAAGGAATATCCAGCGGCCATTCAAAACCTATGATACGGGATTGTCGTCCTTCTGGGAAATAAGCCTTATTTATCAGGTTGACTTTAGCCCCAACTTCGTATGTACGAATATTGCCCTCATTGCAGATGAAATCAGCGTTCATCTCGCAATCGTAGGTAGACGGGTCAATCATGGATTTCTTTACGTATTCCTTTGCCTTTTTGAGTAGATTCTGTTCCGCTTCTGGTAACATCTGCTCTGAAATAAACGCTGTATCAAATCCGTAAAGGATATAAGTGTCAGATACAACAGGATAAAGAATATCATCCGGAAGATACCGGCCATAATCATCATTTCGTGTTATCTCGAATGTAGTTCCGCTATTACCGCTCTCTTTTAGAGAGATAACAAAATCAAGGCCGGCTAGTTTACCTGTCTGGAAAATTAAATGGGGTTCTTGACCATTCAACACAAAATCTTTCGTAAAGTTTTTTAGTCCATTGTCCTTAAATGTGTAAATAAGGTACTTGTTTCCTGTCTTATTTCCGTCACTGTCTTCCTCCTCCTTTTCATCACTGGTGATACTGGATACGGAACCGATATATTTAGGATATTCATCCTCTAATATAACAATTTCTTCAATAGCTTCTTCTTCCGGCATTTCGACATTATTCGGATTATCATAACGCGAATCTCCGATATAGATACGTTCGCCTGTTGGACTATACCTATAAGCATCTATATAAGGAACATCTTTTGGTAACATAAGACGCTTTTGAACGACACCGTTCAGAGCAAGTTCTTTATCATCTTTACTGAAATAGTTATCAGGAATTTTACCCTTAATGATATTGTTGATAATATATTGGTTACCCATAGAAGCTGTTACCCCTTCCGGCAGACGTATGACATTGGCGTCCTCACCTGTTAGCAAGTCAGGATTATAAACGGCTGAAAAAGTCCTCCCTGAATTTGCTCCGGACAGGAAAGTTACAGAAGTGTTCGCCGATGCGGACAAACATTCAAGCTTAACATTATTTTCTCCACTCCTTCCAATTGTATATACTACCGTTTTCTCTGGATGATTCAGAGAAAAGCTAAATGTAAACAAAAACTTACAATTATTAGCCTTTTCAGGAAGAAAGAAATCAGTGTCACTAAAACTAATAGTAAAACTTGAAACTGAATCATTGAAAGCTTTCTCCTGAATATCCAGTACTTTCTCCACATCTCCTACATAATAGACTAATGATAATTTAGCCTTAAAATTTTCAATATTTGACGTGAATCGGGTGCTAAAGTATAGTAACATTGAATTGAATGAGATATGGTACTCACTAGCAGGCATGGAAGAAGTAAATACATCCGTCATAACCTTATATTCTTCCTGTGCTCCCACCATTTCGCCCTCTTCAAATATATTCATACTGATAGGAGATATTCCAGCATGAGAAACGGAAGGAAAGAACCTTATGTTTAACGGTCTTGAGGTATCGGATATATCTCTCCCATTAACCTTCTTAACATCAAATATCAAATCTTTCCGGTAAGTAGCAGGGATGTTTCGTGTAGAACCGAAAGCGTAGATACGGGTAGCATAAGTTGTCTGACTATCGCTGCGTGTCATATTATTGACATTCACATTCTCTGTGTCCGTCAAGTCACCAGCTTTGAAATCAACAGGGGAACTGTATTCACAACGCCCGAAACAAATCTTATGATTCTCTATCCACCATTCACATCCCCACGCTTCCGCCATTTGTGTGAGCGCATCTATTAGATTTACATTGTCATACGTGACTAATTTAGCGGAATTTTCTACCGTATCATCAATTTCCCAAATGAAGTCCTTATCCCTGAATTTATAGCCAAGATATTTCAAGTTATCAAGAAATATATTCAGGTGAACATCTAAAGTGGCTGTGAGATTCCACCCAGCCTCACGGCCGGTTGTTTCAGGTGTGTAGAAAAATTTCTTGTTCTTCCATTTCCAGTAATAAGCGTCAAGGCGGAGTTCGTAGTCATAGCCTCCGCTAGTGGTATTATAGGTAGGTTTATACAGGTCTACTACTTCAAATATTCCCAACTCATTGTCTATGTAGTCCCCTAACTTGAAATAGATAGGACTGGCAAGGGAAAACTTTAGAGTTACATAATCTTCCTGCATCAAAAGGAAGTGTCTTTTCGAACCCTCATTGATAGGAGTCGAAAAGCGAATGTTGCCGGATATGTCTTTGATGTCTACTAATTCCATAACACACCAAAGTTCGGAGATAAAAATCTCAAAACATAAAATCCGGCAACCCTATAAACCACAATTTGCCTATTGTGGCAATTTTACTCTCTATTATCCGGATTCGGCTCGTTTAGCTTTACTGAGATCTTTGAAAACGTCCTTATTGTATTGATTCCAAAAGAAGCGGACCTAATATAATACAAATGATATACTTCTTCGCCTAACGCTGGGATCTTGACAGTAAATTCCCCCTTTGTTATCTCATTCAGAAATGCTTTATACTTAGCTATGTAATCAGTTGGGGAATTCCCTTGTAGGGTAAAGGTTAGCGTTAGATCCCGTTCATCAATCTTCCGATTGGCTATAATTATTTTCTTCCCGTCCTGTAAACGAGACTTATTCTCTATAATTTCTTTCATTGGAAGCGGAGCGTAGATAGCTTCAATGAACCCGTCTCCCATTCTCACGCCCCACGTCGCAAAAGCGTCTTTATTGTTAATTAATAAGTCAACCATATATTATAATTTTGATGTATTACGTTTAACTTCTGCAATATCTGTCTCAATATTCTTCAATGACTTGTTCATGCTTGTTGTATCATCATGAATACCTGTCAACTCTTCATAAGACAGCCTTAACAAATCCCGTGTCTCACTAGCAATATCCTTTATCCCTGTAGTATTGGAAATAATAGGCAGCATATCAGCTCTCAATTCAAGAATAGACATCGTTTGAAGCTGGTTCTGATTCTTAATCTCTTCTCCGGCAATTTGCAAAGCAGTGAAACGTCCGTTAAGTTCATCTATTGAATCCTGAGAAGCAGTTGCAAAGCCTTTCTTCGACGATTCCTGAGAAGTAGCAGAAGTATCCCACCCAAATGTTTTAAACATTTCTTCTCGATCATGCATCATATCTTCTACAATCTGTTGATACTGTTCTTTGATAAGGTCTGCTTCGTTTTTAGTAATTTTACTATCACTTCTCGCTGCATCGCTCCATTGCTCATAAAGAGCATTTATACGGCCTTGATACTGACTAGCGACTAACCCAGCCATGATTGACTTACGCAGATAATCCTCAAAGTTATCACACATATCTTCAAAAGAAGTATCCATATCGGATAACTGATCAATAAACCCATTGTAGAAGGAATCAAAATCAACCCCTGTCATGGCTTGATTAAGAGCATCCCTCAGTTCATTCGCTTCATCTTTACAAGCTACGATACTATCCAGGTTTTCACGAATTCTGGCATCAATTAAACTCCATGCTTCCGGCATTTGGGACTGAATGAGGAACAATTCATCTCCTGACAAACTATACAAGTCTGTCATGGAGCTTATTGATTTACCTAGGATGTCGCTCATCTGCTCAAAACCACCTATTGCACCAACATTTTTGTTAGAATGCCATTCTGCACTATGAGACTTCCAACTTGCACCGGCACGCCCTGAAGCTGCGGCAATCTTTTGGAGATTAATTACTTTCTTCTCGTAATTATCCATGGCTTGTGTAGCTGCTTGAACAGATGCAAATCCACCACCGAAAACTATATCTTCTTTGCTTTTGTCAATAATACGATCATAGACCTCATTTATTGCTTCAAGCTGTTCCTTTACTCCTTCATAATAAGCGGTACCGTCCGGCCCCCCAAAGAAACTGGATATAGTTTTAGTTATACCGGCAAGAATCCCCGTAGTTGATGAAATTATACTGAATGGCTTTGTTAAATCAATGCTTTCAAGCCCGCTCATGATTTGCCCTAATCCGGAAAGAGCACCGGAAATAGATTCAGGAACCGCAACGCCTAGATTTGTAAGCATATCAACTAAGTTATTGCCGGCGTTTACCAACTGTTGTCCTTGCTGGCCTATACTATTCACGGCTTTTGTTAATTTGCCTTGTGATTCTAGACGCTCTTTCTGCGCATCTGACAGATTTCTCTCTGCCTGCTCTTGCGTTAGTAGTTTAGTTACTACCTTTCCGGTTTTATCAGTATATTGTCCGATAATAACTTCTCCACCCTCTTGTACAGTATTCAAATCCTCTTGCGCCTTTATTACGGCTTCAGTAGCGCTTTTATAGCCTTCAATGCCTTGCTTAAGTTCTCCGAAAGGATTTCTTTCTACAATCTTCAAATCAATATTACTAAATGCTTCTTGGAGGGCTTTTAAATCAGTTGGTTTTAAATCTTTTGCCGACTTATCAATAATCTCTTTCAGCTTATCACGCATTTTAGTGAGAGTTTCAGTAGACTGTGTATCCAAGTCCCCGAAGATATCGGCAAAATTGATAGACTTCTTTAGCTCATCAAAGGTTACTTCTTTCAGTTTACTATCCCACTCTTTTTTTAGGGACTCTTTTTCACCTTTGGTTGCAGCTTCTACTATCTTTTGGTTGTATTCTGCATTTATAGCCACTTTCTTCTGTTGGAAATTGCCATATTCAACAAGATATTCATTCCAGGCCTGCGCCTCCTCCTTATAGGGGGCAATAGATTGTTGTGTCAATTCGTTTGATATTAACTCGTTGAACTTAGATGTATCAACCTTTACCGTAGAAGGATCAAATGTCTTTTTCTTGTAATCCTTGCTTTTCTTGGCATTTAATTCCTCTTGGGCATCAAACAACTTCTTCTGATATTCGATTTCCGTCCGAATATAATCTTCTCTTTGGCGTTCTAAGTCTTGTATTTCCTTCTTGTTATCCAATTCACGCTGTGCACGGATTTTAGCTTCTCCTTCTGTCATGGTATCAATACGGGACTGTATAGCCTGATTTTCCAAATCTTCTTCTTTACGTCTTCTTTCAATGGCTTGTTTATCCAAAAGATTGGCTATCTTCTTTTGTTGGTCTAAAATGGAGTTGTAATTTTTGTCCGGATCTTCATACTTTCCACCTAGACCAGCAACTGTTACCAACTTCTCAAGAGATTGAGACGATTTTAGATAAGAATCTTGTAGATTTTCTTGTTTTGCTATTTCTCTATCAGTTTCTTCTATTCGGTCTTTTATCCCCTCAATTTCTTTAGCTAATCCGACATAACTTTCTGGTCTGGCTCTCATTTGAGAAAGCTGTTGAACCGTTGCTTCTTTTGCAGCTAATTCTTGCTCTAATCTCTGTTTTGTGATATATGCAATATTTTTAGATACTCCAGCTTGAAATGATTTATACCAATTCTTTGCGATTTGATCGGCCGCTGCTGTCGCTTTAGCATTTGCTATAATTTGCCTTGTTTGCTCTTTAATAGACTTTGCGACCTCACCATTTTTTATAGATTCATCTGATAAGTTTTTAAGATGAGAAGGGAACGATCTTTTCAGCTCTTTTACTGCATTATTCCTTTCTTTTGTAGATTTAGTTACATCTGTTGCAATCTTATACAGACTGTTAAGTTTAGTAATTTCTTTTGAACTTTGTTCTATTCCTGTAGATGTTACATTATATAAATCTCGTTGAGCTGTATATAAATTCTTGATAGCTTTTTCGGCTTTCCCTAAACCACTAATCCATTTTACAAGCTTATCTCCATACAACGTTAAAAGAGTGATCCCCACAGTTAAAGCCGTCTGCCAACTAACTATGGAAGAAACAACCTGTTTCCAAACAGGTGTAGCAACTTGTCCGCTCTTTCTCAAAGCTTCAAACTGAATCCTAGCCCTCTTTATTTCATCGTCAAGAATTGGCAAGTTATTAGAGATAGCCAAAAAGAAAGTATTCCATCCGACAGCCAAAGATGGCAATTCACGTGCAACTTGCTGAACCGACATATTTAATCCATTCCAATGAGACGCATAATTACCTACATTCCTTTGATGATTCCCAATCGTTGCATCTAGCTCTTTTATTTTTGTATCTGCCTGTTGAATAGAAACTAATAGTTCTTTCCCGAATGGAGATGTTCGCTCACTTTCTGTCAATGCTCTATAAGCAGCTCTCATCCTACCTAAAGATTGAGAAAGAGCATCCATAGAAGTGGCGGCAGCATTGTCTAACTTAGCGTTAGCACTCAAACTCTGTCTTACTTCAGCAAGTGCTGTTTTATGAGTAAGCAAAGAGTTATTTAATTGTTCCAGTCTCCTTTGTTGAGCAGATGAAAGGTTAGAAGATTCCCCCTGTGATTTAGTGATCTTTTTTATTTCTGCGTTAAGTAGCCGGATCGCATTTTGCTCTTCTATTAACCTCTTTATGTTTTGCCCTCTCGTACCGAGAACATCACCGATTTCAGCTTTCAGTTCTTCATACGCCTTAGCCTGCGCCTGAATAGAAGTTGTTTCCGATGCATTAGTAGAAGAATTGGTATTGGTACTAGAAGAAGTATTAATACCCTTTGCTGCCTGCGACATTTTGTCCTGTGCCTGAATAATTTTATTCGAAGCATCAATAATTTTATTTGCAGACTCTGTTATCCTAGCCTCCGTCTCTCCTACCTTAGCGGCTAAGGCATTATATTGAGTTGTGAGACTCTTTAATTGTGCCTCCAAACCTTGCGCTATATCAATATCTACTTTTACATTGATACTTTTCAATGACTTCTTTACATTCTCAATTTCTAGCTTCAATTTTTGGAGCTTCTGAATGTCACTGTCTACATTTGCAAATATCCCTGCCATATTTATCTATATATTTTCTTTTGGACTTGCCTTATTGCGTATTTTCTTGCTGCCGTCAACACATCATATCCCTTTGATTCTACAAAAGAGGCATAAGGCATTCCGTCAGCTAAATATAATCCGTCTTGTGGCTTTTCCGAGTATATCAACATATTTTCTGTATTTCTCACAGCTTCGGGATGACCTCCATCATCTCCTACTTCAATAGCTACTATACGCCCTTCTCTTACCACACAGAAACCAGGAGCATTACGTAGATTAAATGTATGATTTTGGTATTCTCCGTTTTTCTGGGCGTAACGTATGGCGTCTTTCCCTATTTCGACTAACTTATAAAAGAAAGCGTCCTCTATTTGTTTCTGAAGTTCGCTCAATCCGCTATCATCCCCTATGAATTCCATACTTACTTATTTTGACGCCTCCGTGATGCCATATCTTTACCTTTCACTTTCTTTATTTTACCTCCAAATATTTGATGTATCTTATCACGTTGCATTAAAACCAGATTTCTATATGGTATTTCATACACAACTTCTTTATAAGACAAATGCAAATTTTCCATGAACGACGCAATTTGTCCTAATAACGTTTCATTACCGGCTATTTTGGTGTCGCTGCCAGCAGGCTTACGTTCTTCGCTAAGCCGACAGCTTTCTGAAAAACCGATACATCAATCATTGAGATTGCTTCTTCCACGCCATTTACGCACTCTTCATAAGTACCTTTAGAAAGTTCCTCAAAAAGACTATCATCACCATTAATAAACCATGAAAGAGCGTGAGCATAGTATTTTAAATCTGCTAGAGAAAGCAGAATCTCTCTTAATGTTTCTCCCTCTCGCACATCACATAAGTATGATATAGCATTTGACAAACTGTGTATAGTTGGAGGATATATTGTATATCCTTTCTTATTCACAATAATTGTCCTAAAATCATTACCAATAATTGATTGTGATATAACTTTTGCTCCTTTGTTCATAACTATCTTATTAAAAAGGGGCAAGAACGACAAATCCTCACCCCTCACCACTTTACAATATAGATAATGTCTCTGACGGTTGCGTCCCATCTTCTCCTGAAGAGCCATAGTTTACAGTACTCCCAGCGTTCACCCGCCTTGATCTAGCAGAATAACTATTTGAATTCGTAGCTGTTTCAGAAGAAGCAAGTGCTACATTTTCAGATCTTCATACCCCTTCTTTTACTTCACCCGCATCAAACCAGTATTCCGGCATAACAGCCTCATTTAAAGGTTCTAACATCGTAGCTACAACTGCAATACCAACTGCACCATCAGTATTGGCTTCACGAGCAACTACATTTGCATAAGGAAGAACGCAATACTGATCGTCTTGCGTTAATGCAATCAAACATTTTTTCACCTCCACAATACCACGGGCACGCTTCCAACCTTTATCGGTATTAATAATTTTACCGCCCATAAGTTCTTTTTTTGTTGCATAATCATAGCGACCAATCGTGAAGTTAAAGGTCACATCTCCCATTGTTTTAGCTCCCATACGGTAAGTTGAACCTGTCAGCTGATTTTTGTAAGATTCTTGCGTAGGATCTCCTTCTTCAATGGTCCACGTGTCTTGATGCACATTTTTAATCTCGGTAGCAGATCCGTTCGCTTTTACTAGGTTATATAACGCTGTACCTGTCAAATCAGCTGATACTGCATCTTCATCGGCATACCATAATCTTTTTATATCAACCGCTGATATTTGTATACTTTCCGCCATATCTTTTATATTTTTACATTTAAAACTTTAAACTTTAAAACCACATTTACATAACTACATGCAAGCTTTAAATCTTCTTCTATCCCTATCCGGTCTATTTCCCAATGATATTGAGTACTATCAAACACTCCACTTTCTCCTATTAAAAACTGTTTTGCAGTTCTTTCCAACTCGTTTAATCGTACCGTATTAGTCTTACCACTGGTCAAATATGGAACGCAGATGTTGATATGAGGATAACATACCTCCCAATAAGTTTCCGGCTCCAAAGCGTCTCTTACAACAATCACTATTAATTCGTTTTTTACACCTTTCTTAATGGTATTCCAACTGTCGTAAACGTCTTTTATCAAGAAGTCTTTTAGCTTATCACACAAAATCTTATATATGTCAGTCGTTACAATCATACCCAAATATCACATCTACCCTTAAACTCCTCCGAATAGCATTCGGCATTCTTCTTCACATCTCCCTCTCCTACAATATTGCCTTCGGTGTCCATACATCTGATATGAGATCCTAAAATAATCTTTTTACCCTCATAAACCACATGGTAATTATATACCCAGCGTTCGCCATTGACAGAAACCTCTTTCTGTTGAGAGTTGTCATGGCAGAAGCAATCTGTTACATCCTGCCAAGACTCTCCACCGGTTCCCGGTATTGGTCGGTTATACTCGTCATTCTCTTCCGGAGTAATAACCTGTAATTGCAATTTATGCGGAGCAGTTTCTAGCATATCACCAAAATGTTACTTTAGGTTTATCTGTATTCAGTTCATCTTTCAGTCCATACTTATTGCATAAAAAAGAATAGTATGACTTTATCCCGGAAATATCCCAAGAAAGAGACTTTGAATGACCGTTTTCTGATACCGATTTAGAAGTAGCTCTAAGCAATAAGGAGGGAATAAATCTTGCTATCGCAACAGAGATAGACTGTAAATTGTCTTCAGTCATTTCCCCGTCAGGATCAACCCCAGAAGAAAGATTCATCTCTACCAAGTCAGCCTCCGACAATGATATGCCGAATGACTGAAACTTTTTCTTTATGTAGTCACTAATTATCATACTTACGCATTCATCGTATCCAGGTCAAAAATTACAATCTTATTGGGAGATGTAAATTCTGGAATCCATTCGGCTCCATATTCCATGAACCTGCCTTCATCCGTACGTATATTGGAAATATACATACCACCTTCTGAACGGGTGTAAGTCTTTCCCGGAACTGGATCGGTAATTTCATACGGAGTATGCCAGCGCATCTTTCCCTGTTTAGGAGTGGTAAACAAAGAAATACGGTTATCTTTAAATACCTGTTTGAAAGTGCCGTCTGACAATTCCACCAAATCTTCGTTGATTACGATAGGCGGCAAGCCCAATCCTCTAAAGATAGTGGTCGCCATCTCACTAGACATAAGCCCGGCAGACAGTTGGACTTCTTTAGAACCAAAGCTTTGTTTGTAGAATTCTCCGAAGTCCTTTGATCCAATAATGCTATTGATAAAAGTCTTCCGGGACATTTCCATAGAAACGAACATGCCGAACTTAGTACGTAATTCAACGGTTTTCTCCATAAGATAACGAACAAAATTCAGTTTGTCTGAAACTTGCGGAGTGATACGATGAACCGGAAGTTCCATTTCAAGCAATTCAATTCCTTGCGGATTATCGTCTACTTTTACCGATGCTTTACCTTCAGAACGAAGATCACCGTCCACAATATCCATACGTTTGTGTGGAGCAAGCAATACCTGACGCATATCATCTATAATATAGTTGATAATATCGTCCAGTGCAGCCCGTTGATCTGGTTTCTTCGCCTGATTGAACTTATTGATTAGTTCTTGAAGCATATCGAGTCTATCGTTGTCCATCTGGTATCTATCCCCCATATAGGCAACTTCGCCATATCCAGAACCCAAAGATTTACGCTCTCTTAACGGCTTGTTAGAGTTACGGTCAATTACAGAACCGGCAACAACACCCGTTACTGTTCCCAAATATGTTTTGAACACACGGGATTTCGTTTCCTCAAAATCGAGGTGCTTTTTCCAAAAGATTTGATCTAGTCTTAGAGCCTGCACACGGTCGATAACTGCTTTCACCACTCCCGGATCATTCAGTAATATTTGAATAGTCAAATACATAGTTCCTCCTTTCTTTAATAAGTGAACATGAATCTGTCACCCAAAGTCTCCTTATCCTTATCGGAGATAGGAACAATGAGTCTTGTCGGTCTGATCTCGTACGCTTGGCCTATAGCGGTAACAGTTGCACCCGCTTCTACTTTAGTCCATGCATAATTTAAAGCTGTTGCTGTTGCTTTTGCCGTTTTACCGGCTGCGGCAGTAGCTTCAAACAATACCGCATCCTTTTCTGCGGCAAGCGTTGGCGAAGCGGCCAGAGTAACGGTATCATATTCCGCATTACTTTTGTCGATAGCTTCAATTGTACCACCATTTGTACCATTACCAATATGCATACCGACGTACGCAAGAGAATTTTTCTTGATCTTCAACGAAGTAGAACCGGCAGTGATCTTCTCGGCTACTTCAACGTTCAAAACAGCTTTTGCCGTTCGTTTCACAAAATCAAGAACCAAAGGGGTAAGGGGCGGGATCTGCGCAACCCCTGTCAAATTCGAAATATCCAGATTGAAACCACCGGAATATCTATAAACCGTTTCAAAACGGCACATTTCCGGCATTTGTCTCTCAATCGGATTTAAATCATACTTAAAACCTGCTGGCATAATTAATCCTGTTTAGAGTTTTTAATTTCTTCAGTTCCCTTGTTTATCAGGGCGGCAATGTCATTTGGATTGTTTTGCTCATTGCTTCCTAATTCGGGAGTTCTCACATCTTGAAATCCTGCGTTGGCAAACGTCTGCTTTGCATCCTTGAAATAGTTATCCAAGTTTACATCTTCGGGAATATTCAACATAGGAACAAGGTTTTCGGGAATACCATACTCCTTCGCTTTACCTATGATTTGCTCTTGACGAGTGGCTTGTGCCTTCTCTGTTTCAAATTGAGTAAGCTTATCAGAAAGAGGTTTAACGGCTGCATTAACTGCGTTCGCAATGATGGTCGCTATATCATCTTTCTCTTCTTCCGGCTTCGGTTTTGGGTTAGGATTGGGATTCTCGATTTTATTTTTCAATTCGTCCAATTGTTTTTGTAGACCCGATTTTTCGTTTCTAACAGAATCAATGTCTCCTTGAAAAGCCTTCAGAAGTCCTTCGACCCCACTAATAGCAGTTTCTATTTGACTTTCTTCAGTTACGGTTTTAGACAAGTAGTCAGCCACCCCGTCAAACGCTTTATCACCAAACCCAAAGGTTTTATACTTCGTTTTTAGTTCTACTAAGATTTTTCCTTTCATACTGTATGAATTAGTTTTGATTTTCAACAGCATAAAGTTACACTCAAAGAAGAAAGCTATAAAATTATTATATGAGGGATAAACCACAATTGAGCAATTGTGGGAAATTAGTAGTTATAAGTTTATTTTTTAGAAGGGAAATGAGATAAAACGGAAAAAGAAAAGCGGAGGTTACTCCGCTTCTATTTTGATTCCATATCCATTATGACATCTTTTATGGCTTTTACATATTCTAAATGAATACTTCTTGATATCAAATGGATATAAATATGTCTGTCTGCCTTAATCTCAATAGGTGTGTTTATTATATCGGTAATTCCATTTGACAACATATATTTATCAAACATTCTTGAGAACAAATTGCTTCTGAATTTTTGTGGAGTTACTCCTTTATCCCTTCTTAAAATGTCGTGTATGTCATCACAGTAGAAATATAATATCAAGTTCTCATTATCATTGAAAATTTCACCTATAACATTTGATATTTTTAGAAGTACTCCAATATCAGTGGGATTATCACCTTTTACTCTCTCAAGTGTGACATCTGCAATTTCAATACTATCTCCAAATATTTCCCGCACCTCACACGGGATTATATCCAAATTAAATGGAGATAATATTATCCGATACTCATCTTCTGATTTAGAATTGATAGAAACGGAAATATCCATTCAGGGAAGATTATACGTTGATTTTAATGGTACAGTTCTTTTTATTGCGTAATTTCTCCTGTTGAGACATTTTTCTATCTCTCAACTTATTTACAAAGTCCAATAGTGCTTTTGAGGGATTTTCTATAACAAATACCTCTTGTGTGTAAGATGAGGGTTTCATATTCAATTCTCCTTTGTTTTTTATAAAATAACAGTACTACTGCTATCTTTGTTCGTAACGTATCAAAGATACATTGCTTTGATGTCGCAAATATAAATAATACAAATCAAGATTGATTGATTGATTGAACAATTAACTATATCTGTTATTGGTTTTTAACGGTTTTAACTTTTTAGAAACAAAAACCGCCCTTCGCAAGAGGGGCGGGAATGAGTTACAATGTTGACTCCGAGAAATCCAGTTCGTACACGATCTTTCCACTCTCGTCCCTACTGAATACTCCCACACAGATAAGTTCAGGAAATCCGGGACCTGGTATTGTAGAAAAAATTACGGATATTGCATCTCCCTCGGCAATATCCAGCGTTTTCACTAGCTTTTCGGCTTCTTGCTCACATAAATTTGCAAGTTTCTCCATGCTGTCCGTGTTCTTGCCACAGCTGACGGATAATCTGGAGGCGTAATTGGATGTTTTCATGATTATATTTTATTTGAGGGTTAGGATTCAGAGTTAAGCAGAGAGCCTGTCGCCTTATTCAATACCAGATGATATTTCTTTTTCTCTCCTGCCTTAGTGGTTGCTTCAACGTCTACTATTACGTTGTCTCCTTCCAATGAATATGAGGTCTTGTCTACTCTTATTTCTTCATCGGTGATAGGGGTGTGCCATAACAGATAGTCTTTATACGAATATTTTGATACATCTACACATACAACCTCATTATTGGATATATATACCATATTTTTTAAAGATAAAGATATATAGTTATTTTTTCCTATATATTCAGTCCAATTGTGGGCATAATTTCTACCATATACGTTTTTCAAATCTTTATCTAATATAACTATAGCATCACTACTGGTTCTTATCGTTGTGTAAATGGCAATATACTCTCCATACCAATCTGCTATTGCTTCAGGATATAAAAGCAATTCATCATAACCATCATAATACATTTTATCAAAAAATTCTTTCTTAACCACTTTTCCATCCTTTGTCTTTAATATAAATTTATGTGGATGAGCGATTAAGTCACCATACAAACTGACCAATATGTAGAGATAATCATCCTTTTTCAGAGTGCTTTGTATATAGCAACCTCTAACAGGATACTCTTTAGTCTCCCCAAACCCTAAGTCCTCAATATACCCTTCCGCCTTATCCTTGATAGTAAAATCCTTGTTGCCTGATTCGTCAATAGCCTCTATATAATAATCTCCTTCAAAAATATAAGATTGTAGTTTAATATCACCTACTTGAACCGTACTATTGATACTATATTTTGGAGGTTCCGGTTCATCTATTACATCTTCACTAGAACTACAGCCTGCTAATAGCAATATTGCTACTAAAGGGAATAAAATTTTCTTCATGTTGTGTGTACTTTATGTGTTTATTTAATAAGTTCTCCTGTCTCCTTGTCAAATTCAAAAATTAAGACCTCTTTTTCCCCCGTTATGTATGTGATATTTACATTAACAAGAACTGTATTATTCGAAGAATAAGAGGCGTCTTGACAGCTTGCAACAAAATCTTCACCTACTAGGTCTATTGGATATGACCATAATGGAGATGTATTGCGTATGTCATAGAAACAGATTGTGTAATGATGTTTAAGAACTTCTTCTAAAGAAACGCAATGTGTCATATCTAAAACTATTCCGTTAGGAGAATACTTGCTTATAAGATTCAATTCATTATCATACACATGTCCTTCCGAAGCAGTCGCTTCTGGATACACTTGGTATTTTTCAGATAATACTATACTATTCTTAAACCAAAATGCCATATCCGTAGGCAAGTAGGAACTAGTATTCAATGTTACTGCATGAACCTTGCCATTCTCGTAAGAATATAACTTTCTAATTCCCCAAAAACTCAAAATATCAGATTGGTCTCTTAAATCTGCTAATAGATAATATGTATTTTCATATTGAAGAATATCAAAAATTTTAATATACGAAGCGATAACATCTTTTTTATTTCCATATCCCAAATCTATATCCAACTTAGTCCCTTTTCCTATTTCTTCGGACACTTCAAAAAGGAATTCATTATCTTTACTAACCTTTATGGTGTAATTTTCTTCATTAAAATCAATATTACAGCTAAAACCATTAACTAAAAATGCATTATTATCACCGGATTCCGTGTTTTCCTCATTATTTTGCTCTGGAACAGGATCGCTTTCTTCGCTGCATCCAACAAGAAACAGCAAGGCAAATATTAGAAATGCTTTATTCATATTTTGTGTGTATTATGGTTGTACGGAGACAAAATAACATACAAATGCACACAAATGCAAATATTTCCTTACCTTTCTTTGGTTTTAGGTGATTTTTCTAGCATTAAATAAAAAGCCCCGCTATTTGGCGGGGTGAATGACTATTTAAAGAAATCGTTAGCTTTGTCAAATGTATCAAACATAGTAAAGTCTATATATTCTTCAGGCTTACTAAATCTGTTCTTATATATTGCTTCCAATTTTTTATATCCTTTATCATAATGATTTCTTTCTTGCTGATATTGGGAGTATTCATAAGCTAACACTTCCCTGTATATTTTATACACATCTGAAATGAACTCCCTTTTTACCATTTCTTTTGCCTTCTCTTTATTCCCTATGGCAAATTCGATTTTCGCAGGAGATATCCCTTCTAATGACATAGGAAAAGATGATTTTATCTTCTTGACATCATTAGTCATTCCCCATAACTTGAAAAATAGAATAATTTGTAATATTCCGAATACGATTATTACAATAGATACAAATAATGTCATTCCTTCCATAATTAATTGTGTGTTTTATGTTATACAATGCAACAAATTAACACAGAAACACACAAATAAGCAAATTTTACTCGATTAATTTGAATTTAGAACCGCATTTTGGGCAGATTATAGTGTTTTCTTCCTCTTTTTTACGTTCAAATAAGTCTGGTATCTCTACTTCTAATGCATTGGCTATTTTAGACAATGTTTCAACTGTAGGATTACCATTAATAGCTTTAGACAATCCAACACGTGACAAACCTATCTTTTCAGCTAATTCGGTTTGATTGATTCCTTGCTCCTTGCATAGTTCTAAAATTCTAAAATTCATAATGTATACATTTAGTTTATACTCTATTTTCAGTACAAATGTAATCAAAGTTTTCAAATATTCTCATAACGATAACTAAAACTATTCATTTTAACAATTATTACATATAAGACATTTGCCAAAATGAATACTTATAGTTTACTTTGCAATATCAAAATGACAACTAAAGGTTTACGATTATGAAACGCTACAACTTATCAGAAATAATGCGCATCGCACATAGAACCTACAAGTATGTAGGTAAGAAGCAAGGTAAAACCTTCGGCGAGGTCCTAAAATCAACTTGGAGACTTGCCAAACTGGACGTAGCCAGACAGGAAGCGGACGCAAAACGCAAAGCTGAAGAGGAAAAGAGACAAGAATCTCTTAAAAACAGTAGACCGGCAGAGGTGGTAAGGTATAACTTCTCAGGGGAGATCTATAATCCTAGCAGCAAAGGTTACATGGGCGCACATTACGTAGGAGATTAACCATTAAAATATACGGATATGATAGAAATGACAATCATTATTTTAAGCCTGCTTGCCGGATATAAGATGTTCGGTGATGATAACGACAGGTTTTTTATGTGCTAAGTATGCACCGCCCTATAAGAAAATATTCAAATTAAAATATTGGTTTGTATTGGGAAATATATTGCCCAATATATTAGACAATACTAAAAGATAGTATCAACACACTAAATAAAATCATTATGGAAACAAGAAGTTTGGAATTATGGTCTACCGATAGGATTGATTTGGTAGAAGCGAAAAACGGTCAAGCCGTGACCTCTTCTTTGGTGGTTGCGGATTACTTTAGGAAGGCGCACAAAGATGTACTTAGGTCGATTAAAATGCTGGATTGTAGCATATTATTTAACCAGCGCAATTTTGCGCCCGTTGAATACAGAGATAAAAAGGGAGAAAATAGACCCATGTACTACATGACCCGTGACGGCTTCACCTTCCTCGCCATGGGCTTCACCGGAAAGGTAGCCGCCCAGTTCAAGGAAGCCTACATCAACGCCTTCAACGAAATGGAAGAGAAGCTCCGATCCGAGCGTTGCACCAAGTACGCAGAACGCATCGTCAAGAAGCAAATCAAGGAGTTCAACCAATCATTGCAACAAACGCTCGCTAGCGGTCGCAAGAAGCACGGAAACACTTACGGTGGATTGATACCATATGGAAAGGAAGAAGTTACGTACAACCCGAAAGAAAGCATGGAATCGAATCTAAAGCGGATATTCGGTCAAGTACATGAGATGTGTAAAGATGGCTTTCTTATGACTTCGTTAGCTGTCGAGACGAACAAGATGCTACAAGAGCTTATTAACAAGAAATAGATTTTGTCAGGGGCTTCGGCCGGCACATTAGTTGACGCCAATCAACAGGAAAGGGGAGCTTCAGGGCTGCCCTTTCTTTATGTCTGTACTCATGCAACGTTTCGCTCCCGGACCATATTTGAGATAATGGCGTAAACCTTATCCAAGATATTATTTCTTTCCGCTATTTCAAGTTTTGTTTCTCCCTTGAACTTCTTCTTATAGTTACTAATAGAAATGTGATAGAGGTAATATAATTGCTCATAAACTTTGTGCCAAACGTCCTGTTGTCTAGTGTTGGTTGCCGAAGCATATTTGTTCACCAGTTGGCGGATCTTATCACGAAGAGAAATTTCCGGAACCTTTTCCGATGAAACAGCAACCGCCAACAATAATTTCCCGTTTTCTTCTCTCTCCTGTTCCATTGCATCCAGTCTCTTTTCTACGTTTTCAATCCGTTTGCTTTGTTCAAGCAAAGCTTGTGCGGACTGGACCAGTATTTCAAGTTGGGATAATGGCTTCAGCTTTTCCTTTAGAGCTTTTTCCATCGCATTGAAAGCTGCAATATAATCAAGTTTAAAGCGCATAGCCTTTTTCCCTGTAAATCCCATAGCCAGCAAAGTAAAACCGTCACGATTCATTATAAACATTGGGTATTCTTGCTTATTTTGTTCGTTAACATAAATAGTTTCAACAAACATGGGGTCAGCCGAATTTTCGGCACACCCCTGTATAAGTTCCCTAATAGCATCTAAAACATGTTTATGCTCTTTCCCGAACTTTTCAGCCACCAACAAGCTACTTGTTAGCGCTTGGTTGTTCTCACCTTTAAATACTAAATCGTTCATATTATTAAATATTTTGTTCTATTTTTCCTATACTTTTTGTATAATACCCGTAATTTTTCTAACCACACACCCTAAATATTGTTCTTTTTGACTGATTCTAAAGATTCATTCTTTTCTTCCTCCTCAATCTCTTTCAGGACTTCATCCACCCTTTCGGCATTACCGGCAAACAAAATTCCTTCTCTCCGAGACCATACTTTACCATTTATCGCACTAACTGCCGTTGCTACTCGTTCGTCAATGTCATCAATCATATACGGAACCAAATCCACATCAATATCAATAGTCTGGGACGCCTTGTCAAATTCGGATGGGTTAATATCCGCCAAAGCTGATACCAAAAAGTTTACCCTCCGTTGAAAGAACTCTCCAATTACTTCCGCATGATTAGATACCGCCATGTGCGCACCCATAAAAATATACCTGAACGCTTTCCCTGAAATGGCATTTCCAAGACCTTTCAACTCTTGCGGTGATATACGTGGAGTATTCGTCAGATCGTACGCCCTGTTAGTAAGCCCTTCAAGTTCCAATTTAACCGTATCAGGAACCTGATTCCAGGTCAGATATTGAGCGTTCGCCTTATCTCCGGTCAATTGTATGATCCTGTTTCGTTTCTTTCCTGTAAAGCCTGACACATCCCCAAAGAGCATTAAATACGGGAAGAAGTGGTAGTCTATACAATCGGCATAGCTTGATAATATCTTCTCTATACGTACACGTATAGTCTTTATCTTATGGCAATAAGTTTCTGTACGATAACCATATAAAACAGGTAGCTTTTTGAACCCGTGCCTGAAAGACTTCTCTTCTACCGCTTCCCACCCATTCGTATTTTCCCACTGGTAAACATGGGTAGCGGTAACAGTTTGAAAGCATACTTTTTCTACATCGTCCAGATCTTTCTTTTTATATTCACGTGAGAAAGCAACCAAATCTCCGGCATCATCAAAGAAAGGGTAAAGTTTATCTCCCCTGAATGGAGACCATATTACGCTGCGGAGCTTATTTTGCGGCCTTACACTTCCTCCGAAAGCCTTCTGTATTTTATTCCAGAATTTAGTCCAGAACGAATCATCTTTGACTGCATACCAGTATTCGGCACATTCCTGTTCAGAAAGCCAAGAACGAACTATACGTTTATTCTGGTACTTTATTTTATTCTTCTTCAATACTTGTTGAATAGCATAAAATAACCCTTTTTCATCTTCATTTGACGGAGCGCAATCCATCTTAGGCTCAACCCCTACTGTAAACGCTGTTTGAATATTGGTTATATCTTGCTCCAACGGAATAGATATACGGTTACACGGTTCTGTACGTTTTTTAGCTGGAATAGTAGTGCTTTTACCGGTACTATCATTCCATTCTTCCCTTTCCTTCTCTTCAACAACTTCGATGTCTGGGTATTTTTCTTTATCCACAATGATCTCATGCAAATCAGCGTTCCAATCCTTCCAGTTTTCACCGGTATTAGGTTCCTCCGTTTTACGTCCTTTCTTCAAATATTCGATCTTCTGATCTACACCTTCTAATGCTAAAATCTCTTCTAATGTCATATTGATATATTTTTAACGTCCAAAAATCCCCGAATAATCCTTGGGTTTCTGAATTTTACCAAGAAGCTCACCCAATACATAATAACGAGCTGCATCGATGGCATGGTTATCATGATCTTCCGGTTCATTTATATAGTTCCCATCCTTATCTTTAGCCCACACATATTTCCGTAGTTCTTTTTGAAGATTGTATGAACGTTTAGTTACAAAAATCTCCATGGTCTTCATTTTGTCTATACCTGCGTTAATAGAACCCGAACCCTTTTCGACAGGATATATTTTTATCCCTCCATTGTGTATCTCTTGAATCAACCGTGGATCAGCACTATCGGCTATAACCTTCAATCCCCATGGACGAAGCGTTTTAATGATATCAGAGGAAAGAAGCCCGGTTCGGTAATCTACTTCATCCAAGTACAAAGCATTATCAATAATTCCGCAGCGAATAGAGGCGGACGGGTCATGAGTATACCCGAAATCTTGCCCAAAAGCAACCTTTTTGCACCAAATCGGGAACTCATCAACAATTCCCCACTTCTTGAATACAGCACCTTCCGCCACATCTGCCCAACGGCCGATAACCACATGAGCATACTTTTCGGGGTTGTTCACCTTCATATCCTCGACTTCTTTCAGAAACTCCGGTGATAAGTTATCCAAATTATCAAAATACGTGGTATGGATATGAAGTACATTCGGATGAGTAGAAATCTGTACCTGCACACCGTCAACCTCTACCAGTTTATGGGTTTTCTCAATATACTTTTTGTAGATGAAATGATTGGAATCGCACGGATTCATTATGATGATAATCCGGTTCTGAATCCCTTTCTTACGGATAGAGAGCATTATCTTGTCGAATTCTTCTTCATTTGTCCACTCTTCCGCTTCATCGCAGACGAAAGTAGTGATACCCTGGATGGATTTTAGTTTCGCAGTTTGGTTTCCTGATGAAGTTTTGATACCTCGGAACATGATACGGCTCTTAGTCATTTTATTGACTATATCCGTCTTGGTGGTCTTGAAATACTTGGTCGTTCCGTCAAGGTCTATTTTTTCCATCATCTCGGGGATGATAGACATACCAGCGGAAACCATCGTATAACGGGTGTAAAGAATTTGATGGACTATCTTCTCTACAGGAGTCATTTCAAAAGTCAACCGTTCAATAAAGGTGGAAGCATTGAAAGATTTTCCCGAACCACGCCCACCAGTGATAAGAATTATAAATTTTTCCTTATCCTCGTATAATGGATGGTAAATTTCTTGAGGTACTATCATTTCACTTTGTCTTTAATCCAAGAATCAATACTGATACCGTGGTCTATATTGGTAGGTACATTGGCATCTTCAGGTTTTGTTTCTTGCATAGGCTTTCCCCATAGCTTTTCGGTCAGTTCCTTTAACGTAGCGATAGAACCCTTGCCGGAATCTTTATATAATGCTCTGCAAATATTAATGACCCACATGGGGGTATCATCTTTCTCTATAATATCCTCAACCTCTTTTTTGGTACATTGCATAACATACACAACAACCTCCTTCCATTCGTCATAGGATATATTATAGGCTTTTTTTGCAATAGTATATAGCTTAGGCTTCCGGCCTCTGTTTGGAGGCTGGTTTTCTCTCGTAAATCTTGTTTTCTTTCCATCTTTAGCTATATTCTTATTTGACATTTCAAACCGTTTACAAACCGTTTTCTACTTGCTTTATTATTATAAATCACCACCCTCTGTACTTACTAGAGCGATTAGTCCCTTTCATTACTTCTATTCGTTGGATATAATAATTATCGGGTTCATATATACCAACATCCTTATCGCTTCTTTCGGCTTGTTTTATCGCCTTTTTCGCAACATCAGAACTAATATAACCGTTAGACTCATTTCCCGTTATCTTGTCAACAAATACATATTGAATCTCTGTTGCATTGGAACTCGCTTTTGTAGGTCCCTGAATAGGTTCGGTAAATCCCGGCCCAGTTCTACGGGAAGATTTTGCACTCCCCCCCCTAATTTCTCCTGATGTCTTTGCCATTATTTATTCCTCCTTCGTCTTAATTCTTCTGTTATTGCATTTAGGTTTCTGTATGCAGATGCTTTTTGAGCAGTCCTTATTAATTCAGACCTTGCCCCTTCAAGCGAACTGTGTTCAATAGAGCGGTATGCCCCACCTGTAACCCTGTTTGCATAAGAGTTATATGCTTGTATAACCGCATTCCTCTCATTTGGATTATAACTTTTTCCTAACCTCTGTAAACTTTGAAGTTTTTTGGTCTGATAACCGGAGAAATCAATTTGACGTCCGTAGCCTCTTTCTATATTACTAAATAGAGTACGAGCATCTCTCGAAAAACTTTTACTTGATCCTCCTATAACCCCTCCACTTGTTTTAGCCATTTCAATCTCCTTTCTTAATTCTGTTATCCATAAACTGATCGACATATATAATGCTGTTTTGCACGCATATATCTTTTATTTTATCTCCACCACCGTAAACTATCATATTAGGAATATCCTTTCCCGATATTTCACGAGCAATCTGAATTTCTTCTTTTAAATACTCCTGCCTGTCAGAATATCCACGGGTCGCAAAAGCGTTATACCCGTCAGGAATACCTAAACGATTCCACTTTTGAAACTTTTTTGCCACATTCAAATCAGCCCACACCTTCACACCACATTCTTGCCAATAGCGGGAAATCCACCTCTTTTTGTATATTTGATGTAATCCGTAGGCAATAGGGGTTGTGTCGAACAAAGACAAGTTTGGCTCTATGACAGCCTCACATCCGCTATTAAGAACAGTTGTCGGGTCTTTCCATATTGCTTCAAATCGGTAATCATCTACATAGAAATGATAGGTAGATATTCCTTTCTTCTGCCTGGTATCAGCTCCCCATGCTGATAAAGGAATTACAAGACCGCTTACTGGCTGTTCGTCCGCCCTTAAATTAGGAATGTCAAAATCATTATTGCTGTCATATACCCTGTCACCAAGCATCATATCGTAGAAATCAGCCTTTTCTATATCCTCTTCGCTTTCTTCTTCCTGTTGTTCCTCTGAACTACGCTCTGAAGACTTTTGTTCCGGCTCCTGCCACACATCAAATCCCCAATCATCAAGTTCTTTGCTGTCCCATTCATTGGCAATCATATCCCAGTCTGTCTCTCCGAATGGATTATTATCCTGAATAAGCATTTGACGAAGCTTTTCTACTGGCATATCTTCCGGTAAAATACAACATGGCACTTTTTCCCATCCTAAACGCCTGTAAGCATGCAAACGCATATTTCCCCCAATTACAATGTATCCGCCATTATATGGGTAAACAAGAATATCCCTTGCTTCTGTCATTTCGGGAAGCTCTTTTATAGATTTGCAAAGCTTACGAAATCTTTCTCCCTTGATAAGCCGAGGATTCTTCGGTAATCCCTCTATTTGACCATCATTGGGATGCACTTTAGATATTACTATGTTTTCTCTTTTTATCATACCTTGTCTATTATACCATTGTCTTTCAACCGAGATATAATTCCAGTGTAAATATACTCTATATCCTTTCGAAAGTCCTTATAATTATTGTAGAGAACAACCACAGTTTCGATATTGTGGGAAATAAATGTTTTATCGCTGATATTTACCGATTCGGCAATCTTATCTCGAAGTCCTTTTGGCATTCTCCCACCGGCCAAGACACTGGGAGCATAAAGAAAAAGAATAATAAATATAAACTTCTTTCTGATATGAACGCTACCCTTATTTCCCGGACAATCCCTAAAGTCCTGTATTTCACAAAACCATTTATATATGGATGGAATATAATCCAGTTCTGACATAATAGGAGCAGATAATTCAGACTCTCTTTCTGACAATCTGGATTTCTGCTCTCTGATAGATTTTAACTCTGATATTTCTGAAAACATAGTACGATTATTAAAAGTAAATAGTATATTTGTACTATGAATTATGGAAGGGCGTCTATCTGGTGGTTCGGGTGACGCTCTTTTACTTTACACTCTTCCCCCACATTTCCGCATTATACAGGGCATAAGCATATAATTCTATCTATTCGCTGGTTTCCAGGAATTCCACTTTCATGGCTTCCTTCATACATTCCGCCAGTAGGTTGCTGTTTATTTCTTGCTTCATAATCATTTTAAAGGATCAATTATTTATTCTCCGTCTTCTATTTTTCTTTTAAGATTACTGTATTCATCCTCAATGCACTTGCTTATCTTGGCTGCATCTTCGTAACGTTCAGACTCTATCAGTATTCTTTTTATCTCTTCAAGCTGATTGATGTATACGATGTCATTGCGATCCGTTACGTGCTGAATATAACTTTTGATGCCATTCAGCTTGTCCTCCATGCGTCTGTGCCATTTGCTTATCAAAATTACAACAATGGCAACGGTTGTGGCATTGAGGATGAATAACGCTATTTTAAGTATTAATTCTGCTACTTCGCTTATTGGCATGGCTATTCCTCCTTCTTTAATTCTTCAATAAGAGCATCAGCAAATATAACTGCGGCACGTGCAATATTAGTTTGAATTTGTCTTTGACCATGCTCTGCTCCCTCACATAAAACCTGATGATAGAAATCTTCATTTGACATTATTGCAGTAACTGTTTCCTTTGCTATTTCATAACGTCTCTGTTCCCAATCAATATTATCAGACATTTCTTGAAGTATTTCAACATCATCAAAACTTAATTCAATAGGATTACCGTAACTATCACACTTATCAAGTGTGACACGTGCGTAATCAGCAATATTGATAATTTCTCCAGTTTCTTTTACTCTTACTTTCATAACTATTCTTTAGTTTTAATATATCCGTTTTCAATGCACCAACACAACATCTCGTAGGCTGCATTCAATGGATTTTCTGCCAATTTAAAAACAAATGGTTCACATATTCCTATCTGATAACTTATACACCAAGGTCCAGCAAAAGTAGATTCAATGTGCAGCTTATATTTTGCACCAAAGTCATTTATGTATCGCGGTAACTTGCCGAGAATATCCTGCAAGGTGTAAGTAAATTCTTTTTCTCGTAATGACATGTCTGCATACCCCATTACATGAAGTACCCGTTTATGTCTTGTGGCAGAACCTCTTTGGAATATAATACTTGCATCACTCGTATCTATTCCAAGCTCCTGCAACTGCTTCATTTGCTCGATTGATAATACTTGTTTTGATTTCATAGTTATTCCTCCTTTTCCAATTGCTTCACAATTTTAAAATAATCCTCGTTACTTAAAACCTTTTCCGCAGCATCGAGTACGGTATTATATCCGTTACAGTAAGCCAAATCAGCAATTTCACTTATTATAAGTTTATTGATGTCATTTTCTTGCAATTTCAATAGTCTTTCTCGGCAAATGGATTTGTTTCTTTCTCTGTTCATGGCTATTCCTCCCTTAGTCAACTAAAACAAATTCATAACAAAATACGTATGGATTACTATCCCATGTGCCTTTGCCAGATACTTTGTCTATTAATTCTTCAAAAGCATCATGGGGGCTAAAATAGTCGGGAATGTCTGCATACGAAAATGAATAGAAAGGAATATCTTTCTGACCGGCATTCCATTCAAATATCCCCTCTTTCAAGCAATCTTCATCGGATATATCTTGTAGGCGTTCAACCTTGATTCCGGTAATTTCAATGTGGTGGGGCATTAGGTCGGCTTTCACAAACATTTTATTAGTCCAACCGGGATGTAATTTCAGTTCAGGCAATATAGAATCCAAGTATTCTAAGTAAGCTGCATTTTTCCCTTTTCTATGAAATCGGTCAACATCCATATAACTTTGCGCAATGGTAACAACTTCACCAATCTCGTATCTTGGTTTAACAAAATGACATAATAAATCCAATTCATTATATACTGCATAAACATGTCCGTTAAACACATAATTAGGATTAACCACTTTCTTCTCCCAATTTTCAAGTGGACGAAAACAAATAATAGGGAATCTAACACATTCATCAATTTCTATAATTATTCTCGTCATAGTCTTTCGACCTTCCAATACGGCTTGGGTTAAGCCAAATTCATCATTGAAAATTATTTTCTTCATGATTATTCCTCCTCCACTAGTTTTAACGCTTCTTGTATTCCGACTTCCAATGCTTCTTCATAGGTGTCCCACTGACCGCCATCGTTAGGACCATTAAATATTCCATCGGTTATATGAGCCCCATTGTCAGCTTTGCATATATCATAGCCATAACCGCAAGCGTTCCTGATAATGGAAATATGCAGGTTCTTGGTTTCACGAAGCCATTTCTGGGCGAGTGATTGTGTATGGGCGGGGAGTTTTAATACATTTGTGTTTATATAGGAATTGCACTTAAATAAACCATCTTTTGTATAAAAAGCCATACAATCTTCGCTAAACCCTTTCTCTTTCAGCATCTTTGCTGTCTCTAATGTTACAAGTTCTTCGGTCATAGTTATTCCTCCCATTCTTCGTCTTCGTATTGCATACAATATCCTAATAAGTTCAACTCTGGATCGTCCAATAAACATTCTTCTTGGTGTACACAATTCATGCAACACCATTCGTCTGATAATATACTCATTGTTATTCGTTTAACTACTTTGTTATTATCGTTCTATCACTCCTTACTATTTTCATCTTAGGCTTCTTAAACTGTTTGTCGCACGATGTATAAGGAAGCCAATACGATCTATCTTCATAATAATCTAAGTCAATAGGAACAAGATGAAATAATTCGTGATCAAAGTCTACTCCTATCAACATACATTCAATATCTATTTCTGGGTGCTTTTGGTGCCAGATAATGATTTCGCTATGCCGATAAGAGTAATGAATAAATTGATTGCGAGTCATGATTAAATCATTTTTTGTTTTTAATTGTTACCTTAGTTATTTCCATATCAATCTCCTTTCTCTTTAATTCGTTCCAGTACATCCCTGTTGGATTCGAGTATATCATCGAAAGACGGAATAGGTAACCAGGCTTTTATTTCGCCTTCATCGTAAAATAGATGAGGATAATCCCTAGTTGATACAAACTTATTCCATCTTTTAAAGAAATAAACTTTCTCAACGACATCACCGTCAGTAACAAAGTAATACCCATCCTCTTCCGGCACCATTCCTTAACGCTTATCCAAAGGGATTGCTTTGCGTGCCATTCTGCACCACATTGAAAATCTTCCATACAATCAGATTTCCGACTAACATAGTTATCTAGATCAACCTCCTTTAAAACCTCTTTTCTAAACTTTGTTTTATTAGTAGCATAGTCGTATGCTGCTTCTTCTAATGTCTGTTTCATATTACTCTGTTTTACGGTTTTCTCTTAATTTTTCTTCACTGACGGTAGTATTAGAAATTGTATTTGTATTATTGGGTTTGCAATACAAACACATTTGGGTAAAAGGTGAATATACCCTCCCACACTTCGGACAAATCCAGCCCTGCTGTCCAAACAGTCCGTTATACGGATTGATTGCGCTTGATTCTTGTTTCATATTATGGTTTATTAGATTAATATTTCTTCCCGTGCATTTTTTCACGGAGTTCGTTATACTTCATTTTCTGCTCGATGTGCCACATAAGGTCAATACTAAGATATTTAGCAACTCCAAAGATTTCAAGCAGAAGCATTTCTGGTACGACACACGAGCGTATAAAGACTTCATTATTTGAAGTAATAAACTTTATGATATGGAATATTGATTCTGTAAATGATTTATTACAGTAGGTCGCAGAATATTCTGATATTGTTTCCTCGTCGAATGCATACTCGTCTAAGTCAATTCCTAGAAGTCCATATAAATCAAGCAGGCGGATAACGGCATCAGCAAGTTCATCCGGGACTGTATCTTTGACGCACTTTTCAAATGCACATTTAAAACGCCTGCTTTCTTCTACCAATGCAGGATAACGATTAAATTCACGTTCAAATGCAACTACACCTTTGAAGACTTTACATTTCCTATCCGCTTCCACAGCCTCCATTAGCTCCGATATTACTAGGCAAAGACAATGTTCATTGCTCAACTCCTGATCGTGAAATCCGTGCTCACAAGCGTTTTTGTAGGACTTATCTCTTAATTCGTTTAAATTCATTTCTATTTTATATTGATAAAAGGGCACGATTTCCAAGAGAAGTATAAATTGTCACATTTAAAACTTTATCGTCAAAAATGGAGAACGTGCCCATATTATTATTACTTTTGTTATGTCACATTTAAATATTAATTTATCGTTATGAAATTAACAGAAGAACAAAAATTAAAACTTCAGCAAAACCTAAAAGGAAAAGGAATTTGCTCTAACTGTGGATTTGATGGCGGCATAGAGCCTCTAAATGCACAATTTCAACTACAATCCCCTGTAATTAACAATGGAGTGATTGATCTCAATTCGCCAGTTAATTCATGGCCTGTTATTGCCGTTAGATGCCCTAAATGCGGATTAATTTCGCTTTTTGACGCTAACTTCCTTGACATTTAACCATTGTAGTACTCGCAATGGTTGCAATCTTTTGGACTGCCGTACTTGTTTTAAACTTGTACGGCTTTTTTCTATATTCTTCATTTCTTTTTTATTTAAATTACACAAATAGCGATTGCTGGATACGTGATAACACAAATTTATTCGCATCAGCAAAGAACTTTTTTTTAATCTCAAATCCGTATGCCCTGCGTCCCAACTGGGCAGCAGCTAATAAGGTAGAACCGCTTCCGGCACATGGATCAATAACGACATCACCTTTGTCGGTGAATATCTCTATCAGTCTACGAAGCAAAGGAACCGGCTTTTGCGTGCTATGAACCTTCGGAGTTTCATTGTCCACCACCCAATCAAAGCAATTGAAGATCATCCGACCATCGTTGTTAAACTTTGGAAGCTTATCGCGGTAAAGCAACAATCCATATTCACAATTGCCGACTATCTTCATATTGGCTTTCAAGACTTGCGCTGAAAAGTTCTTTCTAAATACAAGATTGATGTAATTATTCAGCCCATATCTTTTACCCAGTTCAATATACCGGAACTGGTCTTCAAACTCGCAAAATATTATCATGCAAGGCGCATTGCCTTTTTCCTTGGGTTCCTTTACAAGCATCTGACTACAGAAGTGCATAAACTCGGCAGGGCGAAAATCTTTATCGGTATCAAAGAATTGTTTGCCTGCTTTGTCGCTTTCACCGTTCTTGTTATCTCCGTCCACATACCATGAAGGGTTAGAAGCATAAGCACTATTGCCTAAATTGTAAGGGACATCAGCTATAATTAACTGGGCTTTTGGGATTCCATAAGAACGGAAATTTTGGAAATGGTCATTGAATAACTTAGGTTTTATATTTTTATCCATTTTAATCCTCCTGATGTTTTACTCCTGCCATTTAATACTTGAGATATAGCCCCTTTACATAAACCTTTTGATTTTTCTGCTAATCTTACAGATTCAAAAACCTCGCCTGTGTTAACACATTTTACCATTGTATAAGAATGTCTCTTTTGATGTAATTCCCTATATGCATGTTTTAAATTATCACTTCGGCTACACCACTCTAAATTATCAACATGGTTATTGCATTTATTACCATCTTTATGATTAACTTGTTCAAGGTTTAAAGGGTTATTTATAAAGGTTTTTGCAACAAGTCTATGAACTGTGAAAGCCTTAGTTTTATTCCCTATTCTTAGCCAAACGATACAATATCCATTATTTTGAATACCGTATTTAATAATTCTTCCTTTATGTATACATGTATGTCCATTTTTACAATATCTTTTTCTATCAACAGATTTTATTCTACCAAAAGAAGATGCTTGGTATGAATAGTCTGTTTCAGGAATAATTTTCCAAACTTCTTGGAAATGGTCATTATATAGTTCTATTTCTTTCATTTCTATTCTGTTATGTTTTAACTTCTTTGTATATTACATCAGGGTGATTCTCACAATATTTTATAATCTTTTCGTTTCCTTCCTGCCAACAAATAGGCACAGAGGCTAAACTTCTTACATTTTTTGCTAAATCGCAATCGTTGCAATTTTCTTTCCCCTTAACTTTGATTCGTTCATATTTCTTGCCATCTATAATTATTTTACTCATTTCTATATTGTTATACGCAAATCCTTGAATCATTCAAGAACTTGCAAGGTTTAATCAATTATCTAATTCTGCTATTCTCTTAAAAATATTATACACAAGTTGTGGGCACATTGAATTTCCATAAGCATGAAATACTTCTTCTTTTAATCGAGATTTGCCATACAATTCAGATGATCTATCGGAAAGCCCATAACCCACGCTACAAACTGGTGGTTGACCAGCCCACGTAACCCCAACCGATAAAGCTGTTCCGGCAAACAGCCTGCGCTCCTTGACAATCGTCTTGCATACATTGGAGAAGAAAGATTCTCCCTCCGGTAATCGGATGCCGTCGGAGTAAGCAACCAAGTAACATCGAGCTCTTCTTTGGGGCGCACCTGCGTCTGAAGCGTACATAATCTTCCATTCCGCATTGTACCCCAATCTGGAAAGCGAATGGAGGATTTTTGCAAAGTCTCTTCCGTTGTTAACTCTTGTGATATTGGCAACATTTTCTGCGACAACCCAGAGAGGTCGGATCTCATCAACCGCCCGGCACATGTGCCACCACAATCCTGTTCTTTCTCCTTCAAGGCCGAGCTGACCCTTTCCTCCTGCCTGCTTTGCCTTACTTGCATCTTTACAGGGGAAACCGCCTGTAAGGATATCCACTCGGTTTCTCCAAAGATTAAAGTCTGTTTTGGTAATATCTGCATAACTTGTACTTTTAAATCGTTTATCTAAAAAGCTACGGCAAAAATCATTTATCTCGCAATGAAAAACATTTTCCCAACCCATCCATTCAGATGCAAGTTCAGGAGCGCCAATCCCGCTAAATAAAGAACCGTGAGTTTTATTCATATCATTCGTTGTTTAATTAATCACACCCATTAAGTAGTCTGATATTGCGTAGACTACCAGATAAAATAAGATGTTAACTCCTAGGAGAAGGAGGATGTTTAGCAACACTCTCATAACTAATCCAGCTCCTCACTACTTTTGAAAATATGAGCGAACGTACTTTTTTCGTCTGATAGATTGAGACCAAGTTGTGACGGAAAACGCTTGATGTAATTATAAAATTCAAACATCTTTTTATCATCATCTCCACATCTGTCAATTAACAACCTGATAAACGCAAGAAGACAATCGGAGTCGTTGCCGAAATTTTCCTGAGTGGAGAACTGGGTTTTGTCAACATTTTGTTTTAATTTACGGATAGCGGCTATTGCAGTGTTGAAATTACGTTTTGCATCGTAACGCAGTTCATAGCCTTGTTTACCCATTTCACTTCTCAAGTCATAGAGAAGGGTTTCTACAACATCTGTCAACACATAGGTTAAGTTGAGTGTTGTATTAAGATTTGTTGTTCCTACTAACATGATTTCACTTGTTTCTTATTTGAATGAATCCTCGTTTTTCTGTCTCTCTAAGGAGTTTCATATCTTCTTCCTTGATATCACAGGGAGTCTCACCGTTCACGGTAGTATAGTCCGGGATATTAAACTTATCCCTGATTCTCTTTTTGATTCTGGGTATATCTTTGGGATCAAGATGCCTTGTTTCCCAATAAATAGTTACTTTCATGATTCTTGCTTATTATAAAACTCTTTCAATTGCATTTTCTGCTTTTTAAATCTTCTTTTAACCAACTCATCCATTAAACTGTTAGATATACGCAAGGCATTGATAGCAGATTCATCACCAGATGATGCACGCTTTTCAAGTTCCGTCCTATACTCTTCATAGAACATACCGGACATAGACTTTAATTCATCCTCTATATGCGATTTATGCTCATTCCAGGACTGGGTGTCGGCAGCAGTACATCGTTCTTTATTATACTCACGAAGCCAACTCATAATCACCTGCCCATCAATACGATTGTATATTCGTCCGTATTTCATCTTCATGGCATTTTTAAAACAGAGTTTCAAGTCGTCCATTTTGAAATACGGATATTCCTCCATAATCAAATCAACGGTTATAGCTACCTGAACATCAGACATAGTTTCAGTAGCATTGAAAAACTCCAAAGCATCGGCAAGTAAAAGAACAACGGCAGCTCTTGACTTTGTTTCTCCAAGTATCCTTGTGATTGTTCCTATTGCTGGTTCTGAACTTAAAAATACATCTTCAATCGTTTTGGGGCGAAGCATCTTGCAATATCGCTCCGGCGAGGTCTTTAAGGCGGCTAACCGACTCTCTTCTTGTGGCGGCAGTATCAGTTCGTTTTCCATTGTAATTACCTTCTAAAATTTTAGTGTAATTTGCTTGTTTAAATATCCAATCAAAGTTACACTTCCAGTTGCGGTCATTTCCTCCAAGAAGAAAGGGACTCTGAAGAACAAGATTGAAAGCTGTTCTGACGGATTCTTTGCCATATTGGGATATCCGGGCTTTTACGGCTTTTTTTCTATCCTCGGTCATTGACTTTATCTGCTGAAGTTTGTCCTTGAATGTAGCGTTATAGTATTCCATTAATCCATTGTAATCAACCTTTTCAGAGAGGGAGGGCGAAGAAAGCTTGTCTTTCTTTGATACTCCGTTAGGAGTATTTTCTTTCTTTTGATTATTAAGAGACATATCTATGCACTCTCTTTCTTTATCTTTCTTTGTATTTGTGCCCTCCGTGTGCCCTAATTTTTGTGAAAATTCAAATTGTGGCGGGTTATTATTCATAGGCTGTGCCGCAAGTTGTGCCTTTAGTTGTGCCCATTCTTCTTTTAAACTATTGATCTCCACGTTAATATCCGTGCCCTTAATTGTGCCCTTAGTTGTGTCTACATCGTTATATTCGTCATATTTGCACAATGTTATGATATTGATGCCTTGCGTACATTCAGAAGTTATCATGCCTTCTTTCCGTAGGTGCTCCAAAAAAGAACGGACTTTCTTTTCTGACCATTGCCAACGTTTTGCTAAAAACCTAATGGATGCTGGGTATTGCCCACGATTATAGACCACCTCTCGACCTCCGATACACTCCTTTCGGGGCGTTGCATCAAATCGTGCAGACTGTATTAAGTCTAACCACGCTTCGCAACTGCTAAATGTCCGGGCTTCATTCCACATTATATTCGAGAAGAACCTGCGGCTTAGTTTTATAAATCCTTTATCGTTTTCCATTTGCTTAGAATCTTACGTTAGTTAATTGTCTACCATTAGAATAAACTACCCACTTACCGTTACCCCTATCAAACAGTCGTAAGTCCGACACCTCCCCGAAACGTTTGATGTTACCGCATAAATCCACAATCCAACCACATTCTTTAGAAGGATGCGGTCTGATAGCTCTACCTACTATCTGATAATATAAAGCCAATGACATTGTTGGACGTGCGAGGACAATGGTATCAAGCTCTGGATAATCGAATCCACAAACCAGTACACCCACATTGGCTACTACCGAAATCTCACCAGCTTTGAACGCCTCAAGAATATGTTCACGTTCTTTCTTAGGAGTATCACCGGATACAATAGCGCAACCAGGTATTGACATCGTTAACCGTTCCGCTTCTTTCAAAAAACGGGTAAAGACCAAAATGCCCTTCCGTTTTCCTCCGGCTTTGGGATTCATCAGCCTTTGGACGATATGAACGAGATAACCGTAGAAGTCTATCCGTTCATATTCTCTTTGGACTGACCTATCTGTATAGTCGGCACCAGTGGTATTTACTTTCAAATTGAGTTCATTCCATCCGGTCGGATTCATCGGATAGTAGTTCAGCTTCGCCAAGTAGCCCATATCTAATAGGGTTGATACCTGTACATGATAAATGACCTCTGAAAAAACGTGAGGCTTTGTCCGGGTGATAAATTTCAACATAGAGCCGAAATCACGGCTGGAGCTTAGGCGATACGGGGTCGCGCTAAGACCAAGTACCTTGCAATTCAAAGAAGAGAGAAATGTCTTGTACATACCTTCTTTTGGATTCACCAAATGGCACTCGTCAATCAAAACAAACTTGAAGTGTCTAAACTCCTCCATGTGATTAATAGCCGACCCAATCGTGGCAAACGTGATTTTTGCTATCTGTTTTTGCCCGACCGAAGCGGAATATACCGCACAATCGAAAGGGCAAATCTTCTGCATCTTTTCGTAATTCTGTACGAGTATCTCACGTGACGGACAAAAGATAAGGACATTATCATTTAATCTGTTTGCTATACTCGCAATGCACCACGATTTTCCTCCGCCCGTAGGAATGACTATAATACCGTTGTGTTTTTTATTTTTGTCAAGAAGAAAGGCTACTGCCTTGTCGGCAGCAACCTTTTGATAATCTCTAAGTTGGATTTCCATATTCGTTTGCGTATTTCCATTTGTAACCGTAGGCTTGCGCTCTTTTTCCTTTTAATACCTTACATATCAGTGAGGAATCATAACCCAAAACCCTTTCTACATCTCTTATTGAATCAAATTTTCTCACAAATGAATTATCTGTATTTAATTGGATTATTGAAAGAGAAAACGGATGATTTTTCCCAGTACCGCATCCAGGAATATTCCCCAAAGTATTAATTGAATGATGAATGTTTTGCTTTTGACTACACCATTCAAGGTTACTATATACATTGTTTTTCCTATTCCCGTCTTTATGGTTCACGACAGCACGTTTAGTATATCCATCGCAAAAACAAATAGCTACAAGTCTATGCACTTTCAAACATTTCACTTTCCCGTATTTGGATAAATAAACGAGAAAATAACCTCCTCTCAAATCGGGATTTTGCTTTAATATCCTTCCGCCTGTAGTTCTTGTATAACTGCCACATTTTGTAATATGCGGCAAAGAACGGATTCTTCCCATATTAGAAACTTGATATAGCCCCTCGAATTGGGGTATATCTTTCCAAACCTCAATCATAAGCCTTTCTCCTTTTTTAATTTTTCCACTAAAGCAGAATAGTATTTGATTAATTCCTTATACTCAAAGTCCGTGTAACGCTTAGAAGTATTCTTTGCTCTATATTCAACTAAATCAACTCTTTGTTCTCCGATTTGGGATATAAGTCCACGTCTATACATTTGCGCATTGCCTTGATTGAATATGTTGCAAGCCACACATTGCGGTCGGCAGTTATCTTCATCAAAACGTGTTGACATATACCGTCTTGACATATAATGCCCATTCTGTATTTCCTTCCAATGTTTGAAAGAACCACAACTGATACACTGGCACATTCCATTCGGCATTGCATATTTAAGCCGGATATACTTTGAGAAAACTTTGTCGAGCTTAGCTTTCAAATCCGGCTTCTTCTTTACTGTTACCCCTGCTTTATCAAACAGAGGTAAAGGTTTGTCTTTCTTTTTAGCCTTAGTTCGTTTTATGTAGTACGGCATTCTACTATAGGTTTACACAATTCAACAACTCGTTTACAATCCTCCACATCAAACATTCCTATGTGGCAAACTTCATGTGGTATTCCTAATTGAATGGATAACCACAAATAAGCTTTATTCCTATTTGAAGTGTTGGGGATATGTTTCTTCCAAATCTTATTGATTAGGCCTGTTTTGGCAATCTGGTCAAAATAGAAGTGAGCTTCTTTCTTTGCTTCTCTCAATTCCGCATTTGCCAAACGCCCCAATGCCTGGTCTGTACCCTTGTGTACACCAACGTAAGCTCTACAATCACGACACAGATAAATCATTCCGTAGGAGCGTCCGTAGATTATGGAACTATCCACGTATTCGGTAGGCTTACCGCAATAGGGGCAAATCTTACCTGCTATAATTTCATCCATAATTTTTTAATTAAAAGCCCCGAAGCGTATTCTCCGGGGCACAACCATTATTTACTGACCCTTGCCATTTATGTGTGGCTCACATTTATGTGGTGGTAGCAGGACTTGCACCTGCACGATAGGAGTTTCACTTAGTTTTATTGCCGTTGGTGTAGTTTCGCCAACCCATACATTGTCTTTTTCATTTTACACGGGACTCCTGTTCATTTCCGTCAATCTTTCAATTGCACTCTGTCACATGTCCGACTACCCGCAACCTATCTATAAGTATGTCTCAGCTTTAGCGTCTCTCATTGTTCCGCCATACCACCATGTTCGCCAACTCTATCTTCACAGACCGAGCAGGCAGGTTAACAAAGTTATACTTCAATGATTACGATGTCCGGTGCAATATGCCTGATTTGTTCCAATTGTTCATCAATAACCTTGTTCTTGTATTCTTCAATAGCTTCATTCGCACCAGCAGATATAAGAGAAAGAGAAACATCCCGACCGTCCACATCTGCGTAAATCTCAACCTCGATTTCTTCACAGGCAAAACCTTTAAAAAGAGGAATATTTAGCTTGAACGATTTTGGTAAATTAGAATCAACCACCTGAGAGTAATTATCTACTTTGCTTCCATTTTCTTCCTTACTGCGTTCGATGTCTTGGTTTACTTTTGCCTTGAAGTTCTTCAAAGTAGAAACAAGCATCATATTTTGCGATTTATCGGTAAAGAAAGCACGGTGCATCTTGATAAACTTGGATAATTTGATAGGCTCCCATCGCTTTTCAGTGTTGATTCCAAATTCAACCATTTCTTTTGAAGCCTGCAAAAAGCCGTTGATTTCTGTTTGATAGTAGCTGGTTTCATCAATCGTCAGAGCCAGTCCCATCTTATCACGGTTTACGATAATGTTTGTTGCTTTCTGATTAATCAGTTCGACACGTTTCTCCAACCATCTGAAAGGTGCGTCTATAGTTCCACTGATAACGACTCTTTCCGGTTCTTTTGGGTCGAGTGCTACGGGTGCTTCTCCCTCTCTCAATACTACTTCAATTGGTGCACCGTTATAATCTTTCGGTACAATCACGTTTAATTTGTTTTGGCTCATGATTCTGTTCCTGTTTTACGGTTAATATTAAAAATAGTTCTTTGCATTTCCTGCGGCATAATGGGACGGGAATAAACCAGCTCACCAAGCTTGTTGTAATACCCGACCATTTTTTCTTCATGATAGAGAATTTTTACACACTCTTCATTTTCAACATATTCAGAACCTTTCTTTATGTTTTCAAGAAGTTCCTGTTTTCTTTCATTCAAAGGCTTTAATTCAGCCTTAAATGCTTCCATAGCTTCTTTTTTTTCTACCTCAATATCATTAATTTGAATTGAGGTTTCAGCAAGAGACTCTTTCTTTTGCGCCAACTCATCCGGTGTAAAACGGTGAGTATAGCCAATCTCTTCCACTGCATCGGCATTGTCCTGTAAGAACTGCCATCTATCCTTTTCGGGGATTTCTTGACCTAAAAATTTGTCCATAAACTATATGATTAAATAAATTCTTGATTTCTTTGTATTTCCTGCTGAGCATATACCAGCATTTGATGTTCATTTGCAGCCGGCAGATAGATACCTGCCACTGATGCACTCCAATTACGGAAACGATCAATACTTAGGGTCATTTCCCCCGTTGTCAGTTCGGCAGAACTGCGCAAATAGGTTACTTCATTGCCTTTCTTGTTGACCGTCTTTCTCTCAAACAAATCACGGTTGCAAGTCCTCTTATAAAAATCAATTTTTGCTTCATCGAGGCTGCAACCGTACTCACTACCGAAATACCCTAAAAGAAGATGCAAGTAGCTGTTTTGGGCAAGCGTGCGGTTAGGTAGTTTCTTTTTCACTTCCACCACCGCACGTTCACTAAACAGCTTGTTTACATACTCCTTGAACTTGGGTATTTGATATTCATTCTTCAAGTCGAACAACATACGCTAAAAAGGCAAATCGTCCTTTACATTGCCATTAGCATCAACCGGAGGCGGGAAATTCTGCGGCTGTTGCTGATAGGTCGACTGTGGCGCTGGCTGTTGTACCGATGTTGTTTGTTGGGATTGCGATACACCACCACGCGCATCTATTTTGTAGCACCGAATAGATGCCATACGTTTGAGTTCTCCGTCTTGATTCGTCCAAGAACGCCCTTGTAAGACAAATGATACAGTAACAACATCACCCTGATTAAAGCGGTCAAGTTCTGCACACTTATCGCCTGAAAACTCTAAGGGAATAACATTCTCATACTCGCTACGCTCTCCCGTATAAGGGTCGTAAGTGGTAGCATCTAAAATGAACTCCCGTTTTGTAAACGAGGAACCACCGTTTTTGGAGGGTATTTGAACGGTTTGTCCGATTTCGATTATCCGTCCGGTTATTTGGTTTGCCATAGTCAATCTATTTTTTCTTTTATTAAATATTTAATTAAATCCCTGTATTCTGCCCATTCTAGAAATGAACGAAGCAAATCCCTATTATCCCGTTCCATCCCATCATACCGGTAGCAGGTTATCGCAGGAGAATATCTTTCAAGCGGTAACCCTCTTACATCATATCCATGCTTGTCTATTTTATAGCCATCGAACACAAATAAGTCGAAATGGAATATATCCGCTTTAAAAATCTCAAGATAAAGCCGCCATTGGCAAGAATTGATATAGTCAGTATCAGACGGGTAAGAATACTTAGTCTTTATATCCCGTATCTCTATACCGTCTATCATATCAGCGCATCCGGTTATGACAGCATCTCCAAAATCTTTGTAAATGCGTATTTCATGGAAAGCGTCGGGATGTTCGGTGCGGTAATCCATTGCGACCTTACACTGATTCACATCCAAAATAACACCGAAGCCATCAATATTGAATTTGCGTCCACAAGGAACTGGTTCTTTCTGTTCTTTTCCATAGTAAAGGAAGGTACGTTCCCCGGCAGAAACTTTATCACACACAGGCTTCCCCGTTTCCACAATGGAGTGGAAAGCGGTGCCTATGCGAGTGTATTCATTCCCGGCAAATATACCTGTTATGCTTTCTATTACAGATTGCTCGGTAATTTCATAATTGGCATATTCGCTCTGTTCAATGTACTTTCTGTATGCTTCGAGTTGTGTAACTCTTATAAGAGGCTTAAGCGGCTGCATCTTTTACGAATTTCTTGTTTTCGTACTTATACCCCTTGGATGCAAGGTTAGACTTCATTTCAGAGAAAAACGGATACTGAAGTACTTGTGGTAATTCTTTCATTGCTTCGATGAGTGCAGCTATATCTTCATCTGTCATAGCGGATGCGAGATTATCTCTAAGAACAGCAAGCATCTCATTGGCTTTCTTCTGTTCCTCTGATTTATTTTGTATTGCTTGCTTTACTGTAGAAATCACATTTTCCATAAATGTAGAAAAATCAGCACTAGATGATTCTGGTATTTCCATCATCTTTAATTGTGCTACATTTTTCCCAATAAAAGTATCAGTTGGTTCGAATGAAATAGTGCGCTTACCATTTACTTTAGATATATATCCTACCTGATCAGCAATACGGAGAAGCAAATCCTTACTCTGTCCTGTGCAATCCGGTGAATGCTTTATTATGTCACCCTCAGCCACCTCTTTATCATGGCAAATAAAAATAATGTCAGAACCATTGGAACGAAGTTGATTAACAAACGACTTAAAGTCTTCTGCTATTTGCCCAAATCTTTTTAAAGTATTGGTTGCTAACTTGTAGTTGTTTTTTACAGCAAAATTCATCAGATAATCATCCAAGCACGCCTTAGCAGTATCGCAAATGATAGTACTATAAGACCTCATTGTTTCATATTCCGCCGTTATATCTTCCCATTTGTTGGCGATAAGGGTATCACATCGTTGTACAGCTCTATCATATCCTCTATCTGTATCTATTAAAAGAGGATTATACGCAGTTGTAGCAACAGAAGTTTTTCCTGTTCCCGGTGTGCCATATAGCACGATAATCACTGGACGTTCAGGAGTTACATCATTTTTTTTAATAATTGGCATATCTCATATTATTTAAAGTGGTTTAAATTGCTCCCGGAGTGCCGATCAAAGCAAACCGGGATTAAGTTAAGATAGTTTGCGGATAATCTCACCGCCATACGAGTTTTTAGTCAGTTCTATAAACTCATATACAGTAAACCTATCATTGTCTACATCTATACCTTTGTCCTTACAAAAAGCTTCTCTTCCAGCCTTGCAACTCCCAGTGAGTACATGATGCCATATAAACAAGTCTTTAGCAGAATACTTTTTAGAAAAGTCAGAGAAATGTTCTTTAAACTTAAGGATCCTTTCCTCTTCTGTACTATCATCATAAAGCTTTTCTCGCAAAGATTCAAATGCCTCATGTAGAGTATTACCATGAGAAAATTGATTGTTCTCTTTTGCTATAAAACAGGGAGTAAGAGATAAATCAGACTGAAGGATAAAACCTTCTGCGATATTACCCTTTACATTTGTGATAATAGTAGGTATATTATCTACTACATAAATAGAATTTCCATTTATGGATTTTATGCCAGAGCCATCGCCAGAGCCATAGCCATAGCCAGAGCCATCGCCATAGCCAGAGCCATAGCCAGAGCCATAGCCAGAGCCATAGCCAGAGCCATAGCCATAGCC